GAAGTTGTCTAAGGATCTTCAGCTTTCTGAGCTTATGTCTGAAGTTGAGTCGATGCTTAACAAGAAGATGAAGAAGGCGTGGGGTTTGTACAAGAAGGTTTATAGTGGTGAGCCAAGTGATGCTGACGCGGACAAATTCATTGCTTTAGCGGACGAGATATTAAAGTACGAGGGATTCGTTCAACCTGATCAGTTAAAGGTGTGGACGGTTTCTAGGAACCTTGTTGAAGCCCATAAGAAAGTGGGGAGTGGATGATATGGAAGAGAAAAAATATCCGTGGAGTTTGGGGAGTTTGGAGGGGTGGACAGTAGGCGGCCACGATCTTCGCTGTCCTGTTTGCGACCGTAATCTTAAGATATTTCACACTAGTTTTGAGTGTTATAATCGCGATTGCTCTGTAGTCGGAAAAACTGTGTCGGACGACCCTGAGTGTCCTAACACCGATTGTGTAGACGTTTACTGGGAAGACGTAGATAAGAGAATAATAAGAGTAGTAAACATAAAGGAAGAATAGATGGTAGATAAAGTCGTCATTGGGCAGTTAGCTGGCGAGGCCCTTGAGAAGAAGTCTAAAAGTATAACGGAATACTTGGGTGCGAATTTAAAGACGCAGGAGGGGCTGTATGACGAATGGCAGGCTGGCGAGGCTGATTTGGTGATACATGAAAGTGTTCTTAGATTTATAAGAGATGTGGCGGGTTTTTATGAGGATTTTTCCGACAGAGTTATTGAATACAGTGATATGAGGCCTCCGTTTGTCATGTGCGAGAGGAATTGGCGTGAATTTGTTGAGTGTGGTAGGGTTCTGCTAAAGTTTGAGAAATTGTTGGATGTTGTGATTGAGGGAAAGGACTGTGCGGATAGGATACGTAAGAATAAAGACCTTGCAGAGGTGGCGCTTGAGGAAGAGTTTGGGGATAGAGGGGAGGAGAGGCAGCGAAATTGGCTGAAGTACTACGACGAGGTAATCGAAGATGAGGTGCTCCTCATAAAAAAAGGAAGCTATGAACTACCCAAGCGAAAGAAGGAAAAATAGATGATAGATAAGGTCGCCGAAAAGGCAGTTGATGAACCATCCAGTTGAGGTAAAAATTCATCTTAACAAGTTCAAGCCAAGGGATTATCAGCGCCCTATTTTTAAGGCGTTTTTTGAGGATAGGTTTCGTAGGATGGTGATATGCATGTGTCGTCGTGCGGGTAAAGATTTATGCACCTGGAATATAATCATAAGAGAGGCTATTGTTCGCCCTGGAGTTTATTACGCGGTGTACCCGACGTATTCTCAGGGTAAGAAAATTCTATGGTCTTCCGTCACAATCCAGGGCGAGCAATTCCTCGACTTTATTCCTAAGCAGCTGATATGTTCAATGAACAGTCAGGAGATGAAAGTTATACTGACGAACGGTTCTATTATTCAGATCATAGGCTCTGACAATCCGGATAGAATCGTTGGGACTAATCCTCGCGGTGTAGTGTTCTCCGAGTACGCACTGCAGAATCCCCGAATTTACGCCCTTATGGCTCCTATCCTCGCAGCAAATAAGGGTTGGGCGATTTTTCAGTCTACGCCGCGGGGTAAGAACCACTTCTGGGATATTTATAACCTTGCAGAGAACTCGCCTCATTGGTGGTCGTGCAAGATGGGATTAGATGTGACTCGACACGTTGACCCGGCTGAGATTGACCGAGAGATTGCGGATGGCCAGATGAGTCCTGACTTGGTTCAGCAAGAATATTACTGCAGTTTCAGTGAGGGTGTTGAGGGGTCATATTATTGTAAGTACATAGACAAAATGCGTCTTAATAACCAGATAGGCGTTATTCCGTGGGAAGCTGGGTTCAAGCTCCACACAGCTTGGGACATCGGCTTGCGTGATTCAACGTCTATCATTTTCTTTCAGGTTATTGGTCAGACTGTTCGGATAATAGATTATTACGAGAAGAATAAAGAGGGTCTTGAGCACTATGCCAACCATGTACTATCAAAGGAGTATACCTATGGCAAGCATATAGCTCCTCACGATATTGCTGTTAAGGAGTTTGGTTCTGGGATGACTCGAATAGAAAAGGCTAAGCAGTTAGGGATTAACTTCACTTTAGCTACAAATATTTCCATAATGGACGGAATTGAGTCGGTTCGTTCGGCTTTAAGTAAAATATGGATTGATGAGCTTGTGTGTGCAAAACTAATCCGAGCACTTGAAAACTATCGACAGGAATATGACTCTAAAAGGCAGGTCTACAAGAATATTCCTCTTCATGACAAGCATAGTCATGCGGCTGATAGCCTGCGTTACTTATGCATCTCTCTTCCAAAGACCCGTGACGGCCTGTCGGCTACAGACTTGGACAAAATGCGGAACGAAGCTCTCTACGGAGGAGACTCGTCGCTACCCGCATTCTTTCGTGATGGTGGGCGTAAATTCTAGGAGGACATTTTGAAAGATCTGTTAAAAGCATCAAGCAAAAAGTCACACACCGCCTACTTAGTGTGTGACGCTGAAACAGCAAGGAGTTTTGAGACGTTTAAGTTTTTCATTCCTACTTTTCAGATGAACGCTGGACATGAGGAAAAGGCAGTTAAGGGAGAGGTGGGTACCTTTATTCAACCTGTTACAATAAATTCATTTAGTTCGCCATCAACACAGTTAACGTTTGTGAATAGGTTGATTGTTGTAGTTGATGATGATGAAATAGAAAAGAGAAGAATAAAGATAGAAGAGTAATGCATGTCGAAATTATAGCTTGTACGGCTAAAGCCCGGGAGACTCTTATGAAGAGATGTGTCGAAGTTATTTTGCTTATTTCTATAGTGTTTAGCACGTGTATTGTTGGTGGTTGCGTAAAGAAGAAGCGATTGGTTAAGGCTGCGGTTATAGCTGGTGTTGGCACTGCGCTGGCGGTGTTGGGTAACGAGGTCAATGCAACAAAGCGTCTTGGTCTTAACTGGAAGAAGAAAAAGAAGAAAATTAAAGATGTGGCTGTGAAGGCAGAAGATGTTGTAGAAACAACAGCAGGTGATGCAGCAACTGCTTTGGATTCAGCCACTAGAGATTTTTTAGACTCAAGAAAGTTTTTAGGGGAATTATCGTGAAAAAAGAAATGTCATTATTGCTTATAGCAATGTCTTGTGCGTTAATGTTTTCAACAGGATGCTCTAAAAGAGAGCAAGCATTGGCAGGTGTCTCGGTATTATCCGCAGCTGGAGCTGGAACGTCTTTTTTAAGAGACCACTTCAAGCGCAACAGTGCTCGTAGAAGAGAAGTTTCTGATGTTAGGGCTGCAGCGCAATAAGTCGACACATATACACATGTTGCCTGCGTCGTGTATGATTGAAATGTAGTAGCGAGAATAATCTTGTAACAGAAATTTCATAATCGAAGTGAGGGTCAAAATGCTCTTTCCAGAACTGGGGCCAGAATTTTACGAGGAACATGACAACTCTCTCCTTGCAAGAATGTCTACTTTCTACAAAGACAGCATCACAATCAATCAATCATTCTGGGAAGAGGCCGAAATAGACTCGCGATTTGAGTCTGGTGATCAAGCTTTATGGAGCGATATTTATGGCTCCATGTCGAACGGCCGACGCAGGCAATTCAACTTCAATCGCATAAGGCGAGTTATCAATATGATTTCTGGTTGGCAGCGTAAGAACAGAAAATCTACCGTTGTTACTCCAGTAGAAAATGGTGATTCCGAAACGTCAGATCAGTTCACAAAGATTCTGATGTGGATCAACCAGCGTGAGGGTGTACTCGAAACAGTTTCGGAAGCGTTCCATGGCTCTCTTGTTACAGGCTTGAACCTAATGCAAGTGTGGGTAGATTATCGCAATGATCCTGTTTCAGGTTCTTTACGGGTTGATAACTGCGCATACAACAGTTTCCTTATTGATCCATTTTTCAGGAAGAAAGATCTTTCAGATTGCAATGCGATATGGAAGCGTTCGTATGTGTCTCGCAGAGAGTGTCTTTCTCTTCTTCCTGACCACGTTGATCTAATCATGAATCTTCCTGCTAAAGATGATAGGGATGGAAAGTTTAATTACATGCCTGAAAGTTATAACGCTGGCCCTAAGAATCTTCTTGCATATGACGAGTTCTATTACAAAGATTATCGCACGCAAAAGGTTCTTGTGGATACGGTCAGTGGCGAGACGATGGAGTGGACTCAGCCTGATGAAGAAAAGTTAAAAGAATTCTTACGCTTCTACCCGCAAATTACAGTTGTTGATAGTGAAATTCCAACAATAAAAGTTGCGGTCGTTGTTCAGGGCAAAGTTATGTACGACGGACCAAATCCTATGGGAACAGACAAGTATCCTTTCGTTCCAGTTTTTGGGTATTACAACCCGCAGCTATCTGACTATACGCACAGAATACAGGGGGTTGTTAGAGGGCTTCGTGACGCACAGT